CCAAGTTGAGCCATCAATACTAAAAAATATATCAGTGCCTGAACAAACAACCACACCGTCGCCATACACAAAAAGCCCAAGAACATCATTATCACTATTAGGACGTGTATTACCGAACTGCGTAAAACCATTAATACGTCGATAGCCGCCATCAGGATCTACCTCAAAGTTTCTAAGACGTGTAGCAAGGCCGGGCTGTCTAAGCATTTCAAGCTGATTAAGGTTAGTATTTAAACCACCTCTACATGAAATACCGAAGGGCTGAGACATTAGACAAACCTCATGCGATCATCTTTCATATAATCAGGCACTGGAGTCATAAGATTACCTTTCATAAGTTTTAAACCTCGACGATAATCTTCTAGTGCAAATGCTGCAGCCTGTGCGCTTTCTTTAAACTGATGAATATAATATCTAGCTCTAGCAACTAGCACAGGCTTGTAAATATTCGGAAATACAATCTCATCTCCGTGTGCGTTTAGTTCTGTCGGTAAATTGTATGCAAAGAAATAAACGCGATAAACTTTATCTGGAATAGGGCTTAGTCCAAACTTTCTATTATCTGGACTAATAATAACTCGTCTAGGCTTACCATAATTTTGAGTATCTGCATCGTCTGCATTTTCAGGCTCTCGAACAAAATCTTTCCATTCTTCTGTAGTAGTAAATTTAAGATTTTGAGTAACGAACGGGGCTGTTTCGCCGCTTACGCCAATTGTTGTTAAATAAAAATTATCCCAATCAATATAGCCGTAATCAGTTGTCAGACTAGATGACGAAGGTTTCAACAAATACCAACGTGTGCCTGCTACAGTTTCTACAAACACATTACCGTAAAACGGGTCTGTTGACCCGCTAGTGGCTGTAGCCAAAAAAGGCCATTGAGGTTCCTCATTAACAATGTCAAGATATGCTCTGTTTACACAGTCCTTGACATGTTGTTGAACCCCAATAGCCGTAGCAAACGTCGAAGATGTAAGAACTACTTCATTTAGTTCTCGCAGCAACTCGTTTGTAATTTCAAGATATGTAGCAGCCATTATTTTTTATGAACCTTTTGAATTTCAAAGTTAGCTTTTTTAGAAGCGCCCTTATGAGGTTTAAAACCATCTTTAGGGTCTTTCATTAATTTAAATGAAGACCCGTTTTTCATCCAATGGTAGCCTTTAGGCGCGTCTACTTTCATCAGGACGCTCCTGCTCATTACGAAGTTTAGGAAATTTTAGCTCCCCTTGTTTTTGATAAGGAAACTGATTTTCCGTCATCTCTGCACAAATCCGTTCTTTTTCTTGAATAGATTTATACGATCTTTTTTCGATTTGAGTACTCATTAGTTTGGGCTTCCTGTAGGCATTGCATCTGCTACAGTGCTTCCATATACAGGCTGGGTTCCTGAAGCTCCTTGACGAGGTGAACCGCCTTCCATCATAGGCGTTCGTTCTTCTCTCATAGGTCTACGCATCATTCCCATGCCACCACCCCTATACATCATTCGCTTTTTCTTATCACCGTGCTTCATTTTTTTTCCTCCTAAAAATACGATCATAATTATCGTCGTATTTTTTCTTGTCTTCATGTTTTAAGTACTGACCGCTTACTTTTGTGGTTCTTTTAGGACTCATCCTAATTGGTTGTTGTTCACTTCCTATCTGTGGCATAATAGAAAAGGGGGAGTATTTCATCCCCCACTCCGTTTTAGTCGATGCCGTAGAAAGCAGAGACAAGTGCTTCAGGACGAAGTACCTTGGCTCCGTAGACGTGAAGACCACGTACAATGTCACCAAAGCTTGCAGTATCGCGGACTACTTCAGTATTGATGATAGTCTGTGCAGTACAAGTAGATGAAATGTGACCAGCAATACATTTACCAGCTGCATTAGAAGTCGCTGCAATGTTGTTAGTCTTGTACATGTCAAAGCCACGCAACTTACCAGAAGACACGAGACCGTTACGGATTGAACCCTGACCAGCGTTAAAGTCAACGCTCATGAGCTTAGAACTGCTTTGTACAAGCTGCTCATAGAACTCTGGGTTAGCAAGGAACCAACGACCTTCTTCAGGAACATTCTGCTCGTCAAGAAGACGCGCCATGTGTGAAAGAACATCAATTGGATCATGTTCGCCAGAAGCGTAACCAATGTCAAGATTACCTGTGCCATCAAAAGTTCCAGCTGCAAGATCAGTTGCACTGTCCGAACCAAGGATATGGTTGGGAGACGACGCAGGGACGCCTGCAAACAACTTAGCAATTACGCCTGTGTCAAATGCATCACGCAGTGCGTAAGCAGCTGAAGATGAAGCAACTTCTTTAAAGTTGACGTGAGACATTGAAGCTTCGATGTCATCAACAATAAACTTAAATGCGTTTGCTACGTCAACAACAAGCGTTACTTCGTTGTCAGTCAAAGTTGTTGCGGTTACAGTTCCACCACGCTCATATTGATCGACAGTGATTACTGGCTCTTTGATAATCTTAACTGAATCACCAAATGCAGAAATTTCTCCTGCATAATCGGTGTTCGTAATTGCCTCTGCAACAGACGCTTTACGGAAGAAGTTAAGTACCTTTTTGGAATAGACTTCTGGCAAAAAGTTATTACCAGAAAAGTTGCTCCCCGATGATTGAGCAAAGTTCTCGTCGGATGTATTACTAGCCATAATATTGACTCCTCAAAACAAAGTTATTTAATTACTCTGCCTTCTAAGACGGCTTGATCAATTTCTTTTTCAAGTCGATCATACTCATCAATAGATAAAGCAGATATTTCCCGAGTTGTCCAAACTTTTGGCTGCTTAGTATCTACTGTTGTAGTTTTAGTAGATACTAAACTTGCAGCTTCTTTTTTAGACATTTTTTGACTTGACTGATTTCTAGGAGTTTTTTGATTAATTCCCATTTCCATTTTATAGATGTCTATAGCACGACTTGCTAAACTAACATTGTCTGGGTTGTTATATATCCAGTTCTGAATTTCTTCAGGCTGTTCTTTTGCCCATTCATGAAACCCTTCATCTCCGCGAATATCTTCAAAGTCAGGGTGGCGATCTCTCAATTTAGTTTCAGCTTCACGTCGAGAGATCATTGCTTCTCGCTCTTCGATTGCTTGCATTTTTTGTTGAATCGCCTGTACTTCTTTCTGGCTTCGTAGATGTGCAACAGACTCTACAGTTTCATACAAATCAGGATACTGAGTTCTAAACTGCTCCAACTCTTCTGCCGACTTAGGTGGTTGATAAGCTGGTTGAGCTGCCTGTGCTTGTGCTAACAGTTCTTGCTCTTTTTGTTTAAACTCTGCGATCCTTTCATCGTAGTGTCGTTTTAAATCGTCATACCTTTTTTTATAGTTAGTTCCTTTTTGTTTTTGAGGGGCTAAACCTTCTTCGGTTTGGGTGGCCTCATCAGAACCTTCTGATTCAAAAAATAGACTATCTGCTGATCCGTTAGATGCTTCTGGCTCCTCGTGCCAAGATTTGTTTGCATTGTATGGATTAGCTTGTGGTTCTTGTGCTTCAGTCATGTCTCACTCCTTTTCGGGGCTTGTTTGTTTTCAAGGTGGCTAGAAGTAATTCTAGGGTCTTGAGATTACAAGGTGGCCTCAAGGTTATTGTTGTGATAAGGGGCTAAAATTATTAGGTGGCCTTATCGTCGCATTAAGCTAGGAATGCGATTAGATTCGAGCATCTGCTCTTCAATCTCATCATCACTCATAGCTTCGTCTGGCAGCATAGCTTTCTCATCTTGTGTTGGATCATTCATGATTCCACCAACTGCCATATCTTTTCTAGACGCATCATACTCGGCTTCTGCGTCCTTCATCATTCCTTCAAGTGTTTCTACACCAATCTGATCTACTGCTTTCTTTGTAAATACAAACTCTCCATCTGAGAGTCGTGCAGGTATATCATCTGATGTGCCAGTGCCGGGTCCGTCTACTTCTCCAGCACCTGTAAATTCTGCTGATGCCAGCACTATCTTGTCGAACAACTCACTCAATCGGTTATCAGACTCTAGTGCTTTATTAACATATTCCATTTCATCGTCAGACAGTGTTTCATCCATAACAAAAGAAACATAGTCTTCTTCCATTTCCATGTCGGATTTCATGTTCTCAACAGGCAACAATAATGTCATAGATCCACCATGTGCTTTTCCTTTACGAACTTCTGTGGTATACTCTTTGCCATCAAATGTAAATGTTTCTTCGCCTGCATTAAATGCTGCGCTAAAAGCTTTTTCAAAAGCAGTGGCTTCTTTTTTATCTACAGGCGGTTTATCGTTTAACATGTTCCAAGCTGATCCAGCCAACTCACGTAGTGTTAATGCTGCTGCAGCTGCTCCTGTTCCCGCAATTACTTGGGATTTTCTAACAGGCCGTGTTCCTGCAGCTTCATCAGGAATAAAGCTACCCATAACACTTGGTCTTTCAGTAACTGAACCTACAGACTGTATAATTGAATCTAAAATATTATCTGTTTTACCGCCACCACCAGCACGTAAATCATCTAATCGTGATATTTTAATAATGTCTTTTGCATCAATAAAATTCTTTGTTACATCTCTATTTTCATTTAAAGTATCTGCTGCTTCTTGAGCAATATTAGCTAATGGAGTTTTTAAAGATTGTGTTCCTTTGCTAGTCATCTTTGTATTGTTTTCTACAGCTTCAACAAAAGATTCTGCCATTTCTTCTATTTCAGAAGGATCATACTTTTCTTTTAGTTCAGTAGTAATTGTTTTTGCTTTACTTGTTTTAGGATTAGATATTGCTTTTAAAACTTGTTTAAGAATAACGCCACCCGCACTTCTTTGCTGGCGCTCTATAGGAAGCATTAACGAACCGCCACCTGCAAAGACCTTACGTCCTTTAAGGATATCTGCTTGTGTGACTTTGCCGTCACCTGTTAGGTCTGGAAATTCTTTACTCATCTTTAAATTCCTTTGCGGCTTTAATTTGTGCTGGAAGTGTTAAAAGGTTATCCAGCAAATTCACTCTCCCCTGCTTGCGGAACATTTCCTGTTCCGATGTTGCCGCCACCAGTACCTGTAACTCCAAGGTCTTGCGGTGGTTCAGGTACTCCTTCAGGGCCTCCCATAGCTCCGGGTTGCTCGCTAGTGGGGACAGTCTCGCTGCCAGCTGTTTGTCCAACATTATTTTGTAGTCCTATTATTTGTGCAGCAATCGCTGCTTCTTCTGGATCATTTAAAATTTCATCTGGATCAAGATCTAAGCTGTATGCAAGTTCAGAAATAAGCTTAGACATCTTAACAAACGGAGCAACGGCAGGATTCTGTGCTGTCTGCAAAAACATAGTTAGTCGTTGGCTTCTTACTTCTTTTTGCATTAGGCTGTTTGTACCCATAGCCTTAATCTCTAAATCACCCTCAGTGTTTAAAGATCCTTCAAAGAATTGCATGTTCCACTGGAAGTATGCAAGACCTAAAGGCCGCAACAAAAAGTCATCTAAGTTTTTAACAACCGTTTTAATATTTAATGACGCTGCGCCAAGCAACATAGACATTCCTGACGCAGTTCTTGTCATGCTCTGAACACCTGTCATACCGTGTGAGTAGCTTGGAATACCTGTTTGCTCGTCTGCAAGCTGTCGAAATTTATCGAACATCATCATGTTTTCTTGTGATGTGTTTGGAAACTTTAAGCCATGAATACTTTGTCCCGGCACACCTGCTTGGCGACGAAAAATTTTTCCGGGATATACTTCCATGCTTTGACCACCAGCTAACATAGACTCATCAACTTCAAAAACTAATGAGCCACTAAGAGCTAAGTTGTCGATAGCCATACGTGCGTGACCATTCATGATCTGCTGACTATCATCCATGTTTTCTGCGACACCAATACCAAAAAAGCTATATGGGTTGCGCTCATACGGAAAAGCATGATAAGGTATGCGTGAGGGTGTAAATGGATTAACAACTGCACGAAGTACAAGGCCGTTACAGACCCAAGCGTTAATCTGGATCTCATCAAGATCGTCTACATCTTCAGAAACATCCATGCCAATTTCACGCGCATACTCAGCATCCATGATTCCCCAGTATTCAAGAACCTCATATTTATTAGAGCCATATTCTTCTGTGCGGTTATCGTCTTTTAATTCATGCTCATAGTCTTTTTCAACATAGTTAGGGCCAAGTTGAAGAGCTTCACGAATAGTGTCTTCATTAAAGTATGGAAGCTTGCTTAAAGACCTAAGCTGCGACTTATTGAGTTTATGGCGATGAAGTACATATTCACATTCATCAAGACTCGTTGCGTTTGGATCAGGAAAGAAATCCCATATAGATACAAATTCAATACGAGGAACCCGTACAAATAGTGGGCTATATTCTCGCTCTCCTGATTCTTCACTTGCTTCCCAACGGTGTAAAGTTTTATTAAAGTTAAATGGACCTTTGATGATGCCTGTACCAAATAAGCATGATTCAAAAATAGCGTTGCGTAGTTCACTTGAACCGTTTGATTCATCAATCTGATCGTGAATCAACTTTTCCATATTCCTAGCAGATTGTTTAGCTGGAGACACTTCAAGCACTTGAGGATCAGGATGTGGCCCTTCCTCAAAGTCATCTATATTTTCTTCTATAAGATCATCTATAAACTTGTTTGCTCGATAAGTAGCGCCGGGTTTAAGAACTTTTCCGTCGCCTTCAAAGCCTACTTCAAATGGATTCTCAACTTCTTCAGCAACATTCATACCACCCGTTGTTGTTTCAATGCCGGGCGCTGAGTCCTGTGAAAGATGCATGTACTCTGGAACGCCTTCAGGTATTTCTGTAGGGCTTACGCCAATAGGAAACTTACCTGTTCCAAAAACAACATCAATTAACTGACCATACGCAGCCAGTACTTTAGTCTTAGTAATTTTAATGAACACGCGAGACTTTTCATTCTCACGGAAAGGAACGTGTTTTGGGTACATTCCTCTAAAATTGTGGTATGCTGTGATCCAACGATCTTCATCATACTCTCGTGATTGTTCTGCCGAAACATAACGAGCTTCAATCAAACCTGCTAAATTAGACTTTAGTGTTTCGTTTAATTCAACATTCATGCCATCTTCATTTTCAACTTCTGTGAAATAAAGATTATCTGCATTGTCTAAAATGTCATCATTCATATATTAATAACCAAATGTTGAATCAAAAGGCTGAAAATGTTGTTCACGCTGTAAGTCTCTAATTTGACTTAATGGATCTTGTATTCTTGGTCGTGACATGATTAAATAACGTAATGCATCATATGCGTGATCAGCTGCATGTGTGTTCACATCTTCAGGATTATTTTTATCAAGTGGAATGCTTTGTAGCTCACGAATCAAATTTGGACAAGTATTAAATATCTGCATTCGTGGTCTTCCAGATGGTTGAACTTTTAAATGTTCGTGTATCTGTATTTTACCTGCAACTCGATTTTTATCTGCAGGTCTAAGCTTATGTCCACCTTGAATTAATGTTTCTGCTACTGTTGGACCAGTAGTTCCTGTACGTGACCAACAAGCGGTATCTAGTACGCCTCTGACAGACATTGGATCATTTAGTTCCATGTTTGTTAACATACTAGCAAGTTCAGTAGCTAATAAATTTTTACGATATAACTCTCTATATATAATTAATGTATTATCACTAGGATCTATTGTAGCCCAAATACATGCTGACTCTGATGCATAACCATAGTCAAGCCCCTTGACACGCTCCCAATGTATAGGAATATCAAAAGGCTCAATAATATGTACATCTCGATCAAACTCTGTAAATGCTGCACCTTCTGCAACTTCCCAGTTACCCTCAAGAAGTTGCTTTCGTTGGGTAGGCGGCAAGCTCTTTAGCATTTGTTCGTATCGACCGTCTTGAGCCAAATACGGATTGTCGTTTAATCTTGCTGGTATAAACTTCCTAGTAATCCCATCATCGCCTATAAATGAATCATTAGGGACTGATGGACTTATGTATCTTTTTTTGACCCATCCTGCACCTACACCACCGGGGTTAGCCGTACAACGCATATAGGGCGTTATTTCTGAGTCTGTCGTTCGTAATCGTGAAGCTAAGTAATTCCACGAAAACTCTGTTGGTAGGTGTGTTATCTCATCAAAACCTATCCAACTGTAGGCTTGGCCCTGATAGCGATACACATCTGCATCACGTTCTAGAAAACCAAACTCTACTTTAGCACCGCTTGGGAAAGTCCAAAGCTTTTCTACTTCACGGTACTTGCATCCGGGGAAGGCCTTAGGGTAGAGTTCACGAGATTTGTCGATAAGTTCTCGTAACTCTGGCATAGAACGCCGCAGGATTAATGCTCTATGCGCTGCCCTGTGAGCAAAGCGAAGTGGGTCCACCAACATCGCATAGCTTTTACCTCCACCAGCCGCTCCACCGTATAGCACATCTGTCTCTGCTGCAGCCAAGAAATCCATTTGAGGGCCTTCATTGGGTTGAAAGATTATGTTTTCTTTCAGTTCAGGCTGAAGCGAAGGAGCCGCCTCTTCTACAAATGTTTCTTCGACAATACGATTTTTAGATTTATCTTCTAGTATGTCAAGAGCTTTTTCAGTTTTCTTCAAAGACTCTTGATGTCTTGCTATACTGGAACGGGCCTGCGCTATCTTTTTTTTCTTTTCTCTAATTTTCTTAGAAGCGTTTATCTTCGCTTTGGTCTTAGAGTGGTAGTTATAGCCTCTACCTCCTGACCCTTTAGAACGCCCCGCTTTCTTACGAGGTGTCCCGTCTTTCTTTAGGACAAAATTACCATCGTCATCTTTGACATAGCTGTCTGGATTAACATCCCAATCATTCTGTGTCATGTTTAGTTAGTATTTTCTGTAGTCCTTGATGCGTTATAGGTCGTCCTGTTTTGTGGGATAACCATAATGCACCTTCACGTAAAGATAAAGATCTTGATTTAATCATCGGTAGTATCTTGTTTAAAGCTTCAAGTTGGCTGGGGATCTCTTCGATGTGTTCATGATCATCATCAATTAATTTATAACCAAACGGGATTGTACTACTAGTCCGTCTCTTCATATTCTGCATCTTCTATTATTGTTGTTTTTTTGGCTGGAAGAATAAAAAGACCACTTGGATTCTCTATCTTTACGTCTAATCTTTCTTTCTTTGCTACGCCAACACGATCTAGAAGTGTCTGTGCTGCTTGTAGTCTAATATTAGCTTGTGGTATAGGCTCATCACTATCTAAAACCTCTACGAGCTTTACAGCAGCTTTAGGAGCATTTAAAGCCAAAATCCCTTCAGTTAAATCAAGGATCTCAGATTTCAAAGCCTTGACAACTGTGGTATAACTACCGGGAGCATAACCTGCAAGTTCTGCTGCTCTTTTTGCGTTACCTCCACATTCTATTAAGTTGTCAAGAAAACTTTGTTGTTTTAATGTTAAATCTTTTTTAGTTTCCATGGTTATAGTATATACTTATATTAAAGGCTTGTCAAGTTTTTTTTTTAGTTTTTTAGTCTTGACAAAACTAAAATACAGGTGTATAATACTATTGTACCCCGCAGAGGTACATGTATATATCCCCCATGCCTCTTAGAAGATCGGGGGGACAATCCTAAGTCTTGGAAGATCTGTCCGCCTATCTGGTAGACACTCCAAAACCTTCTAAAAATGTTCGAGCATTAGTATATATATACGGGTGGGGGTATGGTCACCTGCCCCGTGCCTTCAAAGACTCGAAAGCCCTCCACAATCTCCCCTCACTTCAAAGCCCCTAGCACATTTCCATGCCCTTTTAAAGACTTCCTAGCCTGTGAATATTTCACAAACTCCCCTCGCCTATAACACACACGAGCATCTCAAAAAATCTTTGAAGCCCTCCAAAGATTTTAGAGACTGGTAGACACGTTTTAAAGGTCTTCAAAGGCTTTTTGAAAATTATTTTTAATTTTTTTTCTCCAAAGGTTTTCAAAGACTTACATCATTTTTACACCATTTTTTAAAAATATTTTCAAAATATCGCTTGACAGGTTTTTGAGCAATCCGTAGTCTTGTAATCAATCGGCGGGAAAAGCCAGCGAGGGATACCCTTCAAAGGATTACTGAGTACCTTAAACGGCCAACGTCACTGACAGACGG